TCGCTGCGCCCGAGCAGGAGGTCGATCTTGGCCTCAACCCGGCCCATCGCACGCTGCATCTCGTCGCTCATCTCCAGCACCGCTTGTTGCGCCCGGTCTGATTGTGGATCCGGACCTGCTCGATCGTTTCCAGCGTGTCCCTATCGCCGGAATAGGTGATACGGGTCCAACCCGCGCAGCGCGCCGCGAGGCTCGCCGGCTTGCTTCCCGCCGTCACGGTTGTCCGGGTCGCCTCGAAACATCCCGCGGTCGGAAGGCACAGGCCCGATAGCAGCAACAGCGTCAGAACGGGCCCTGCTGCCGGCGGCAGTTTCGCGCGCGAGCGCAGCGTCCCATTGGCGCTTGGTTTCCTTGAGACCTTCGTTGTAGCCATAGGCGATCAATCCCATGCAGGTGAAAGCGACGATCGCCGTGTAAATTGCGTAGCGGCGAAGGAATGGAACGAAAACCGCGACCGCCACCGCGATCGCGCCGATAACGAAATCGATGCCGGCCCAGCCGACGAGAAAATTCCATCCTGCAGCGAGCCAGTTCATGACTTGAAGACCATGGCGCGCAGCCGGGCCCAGAAGCTCGGCCGCGGCGCCGGCGCAGCCGCGGGCGGGCACGCAGCCGGTGCGGCAGGTGCAGCAGCAGGCTTGGACAATTCAGCGGCGACAGGCGGCTTTGCGGCGGGCTTGTCGAGCCCAGACAGGCAAATCCTCGCCTCGTCGTTGCGGCGGTTCTGTAGCCCGCGCTGGATCACCAGCGGGCCGTTCGGTCCGCGGGGATGGGATCCGACGCGCCAGCCGCGGATGGCCTCGCAGCCGCCGCGCACGTCGCCCGCGTTCCACTTCTTAACGATGGCCGAGCCGCACAGCGCGCCGACTCCGGCATTGTAGGCCACGGAGATCGCCGCCGCGCGCGCGCTGTCGGGCAGATCGACGCGGATGCACTTGCCGATCCCGGCGTCGTAGTCCTCGGCCAGGCGCTTGGCGAGTCGGTCGGACCAGAACTTTTCGTCGTGGGTCTCGCCGAGCTTCACGCCCTCGGTCTCTCCGTAGCCGCCGGTCGGCAGGCCGTTTGCGAGCCTGTCGGGGACGACTGTCGGCGCGTAGCCCTCCCAATGTTTCACGGCAGGAATCGCCATGGCGAGAGCCGTGGCGCTGGCGACGGTGACGGCTGTCTTGCGGGCGCTCATTCTGGCTCCCTTTGCTTGGCGAGCCGGGCGAGCGGGATGACGGCGACGTTGACAAAGACGCTGAGGACGACGAGGAACCAGGGATTGAAAACGTCCGTAAACGCCCCGAGAACGGCCGCGACGCCGTTGAATGCGCCGACCGCCAGCGAAATCCGGATGGTCCAGAGGCGGTGGAATTCCCGCCACGCATTGTCGATCAGCCGCATAGGCCCCTTGCCCCGTGTGATGCGGGGCGAGATTGCGGGCTTCCGGTTAGCGGTTTTCCCAGACCATTGCTCTAAGTTGTGTTGTGGGGTAGGTTCGCGGTCCCATGCTGGAACGCTTACTCAGATTCTTGCCGGTCGAGACGCTGCACGGATACGAACACCCGGAGCTGGTCGAGACCATCTTTCAGAAGACAGTCGCTTATGCCCCCACCGAGCCGTGGGAGGAGATGCGCAATGCTGGAACTGTCTTGGATTTTGGCGGCGGCTGCGGACTTCACTACAAGCAAGCCAATAACCAAGCGGTCAGATGGGCAGTCGTGGAAACTCCGGCGATGGTCAGGAGGGCCAAGACCCTAGAGACCGATCACCTCAGATTTTTCACCGACATTGACGAAGCCGCTTTATGGCTCGGACACATCGATGTGATGCACTCGAACGGATCGGTGCAATATGCGCCAGATCCACTGGCTACCGTTCGTCAACTTGCCGGCCTAAACGCCGATCGCATGCTTTGGTATCGTCTTTTTCTTGGCGACGGCACAAAAACTCAAGTCTCGCGACTACAGGATCACGGGCCGGGCCGCTTAGATGTTGCCCGGAAGAATGTCGCTTTTGAATTTACGCGAATTCCCAAGGCAGATTTTCTTGATGCCCATCAGCAATACCGAATTGACGCGAGCGGCGACGATTGGTTCAAGTTCGCTAGATGATGCGAAGCAACTTATTGCAGATGATAGTCGGCTGACAAACAGCAAAGCTCGATGGCGACGCCGATCCCGTTGGGGTGCCAGTGAAAGTCGAAGTGGCCTGGCTAGCTGCCAAAGCAAGCGTGAGGGATGTCACCGCCGAAAAGCCGCCCGTTGTGATGGAGTTTCCCCCCCCGGATGCGGAGCTCACGCTCGCTGCGGGAAACGAGATCGCTCCATTTGAAATTGATCCGGCCGGAGTAAACTGCGGGATCTGATTGATGCTCGACAGTGCATTTTTCTCGTTTCCGCCAACAGCTCCAAGCGTTGCGGCGCTCACTCCGAACCACGAAGAAGTCAGCCGAGAGGCTGAGGTGCCCCCCATATCGTCCTTCCCCGCCGTACCTCGACCTCGAAGGTCCGGAATATTAAAGGTCGTAGAGCCGTCGCCCGTACCATAGGTGGTGCCAAGCAGGGCAAACAGAGTCGAATAGGTGGTCCGCGAAATGGCTTGCCCATACATCAGCGCGAAGGAGCTGTTCGGTGCGGACGCGGCCCAAAAATCCACACTTGCACCAATCGGGATAGCATACGGGTCCCCAAAGTACCCGTGCAGCGTGAACTCGCCGATATTGTTGTAGAGGGCCATATAAGGCGTGCCCGCAACTAGCACGCCGGCCGGGAGATTTGCGCCTGACGTTCCGCGGAGATAACGCGCCCCGAGCCCATCCACGTTCAATGTCGGCGCATCATCATTCGTCACATGCGGGGTGAACGCAATCACCGCTCCATCAAGGTGAGCAAGACTATCAAAGCTCTGATAGCTCGAAACCGTGTACGCCGTGGACGTACCGCCGGTGGTAATCGCACCTGCAACGTCGTCGCGATACTTCGCCGCAGCGGCCATCATGGCGCGGCCGCTGTCGTTGATCGCGGCCGGGTCCATGCCTTCCGCCCAATCGATCGAGGAGTCGGAATTCGCGTTCGATGCGGCGGTGCGCGACCACTTCCAAAACGTCATTTCAGCCCCTTAGAGAGAACGGCGCGACCTTGAGGCCAAAAGGATTAGGCCGTTGCGGTAAGAGGTTCGTGAGTTGGGGTGTTGCGGTGAGAGCGGCGAGATCGAGCGGCGGCGAGCCTCCGAACTGGAACGTGTTTTTCGAAGCCGATTGCTGTGCCGGAGCGGCCGGCTCTGCCGGGGCGGAAGGCGCAGCAGCGGCCGCCGGGCCAGCCATCGCCAGCGGCGCGGCCTTGCTGCCCATCTTCCGATCCGCCCAAGCCGCGAGATCGCCCGCCGTCATTCCGGCAAGGAATGGGTTGGCCTTGACCACGGCTGCGCCCAGGATCGCACCGGCCGGCGTCGCCGGGTCTGCATTCAGGATGCCGACGGCGCCGCGCGGCCCGGCAAAATGGGCCAGATACTGCGTTCCGGGCGTGACCGGCAGTCCCGAATTTGATAGGATGCCCGCATTGTCCCCGGCGTAAGCCGCCGTCATCTCCCGCGACAAGACAGGATCGTTCTTGAGCGCCAGCAAATCTTCCCGCGAGCCCGTCAGGTCAGGCCGGTGCTTCGCTAGCATGTCGAGCCAAGTGCCGTCGATGAACTGGCCGAGGCCGGAGGCCGACGAGTTCGGGTTTGAGGCGTTCTTGCCGCCGCTTTCCACAGAAATAATCTGATCGATGAGGCCCATTACTGGACCTCTTCGCGCTTCTTGAGGTCGGCGGTCATCTGGTTGCGCGCCGCCTGCATCATGGACATGAAAACGGCCCGTCGGTTTGCCGGACTCGCGAGGAGCGCCTGACGTAGGGCGTCCTGCTGCGCCTTCTGATAGGCGCTGGTCTGCGCCAAGGGCGCGCGACGGCGCGTCATTTCGTCGAGCAGCCGCACCTGCCGCTCAACGGAGGCGTCGCTGAGCTTCTTCAGGGCATAGCCAATGACCGGAGCTGCGGCGCCGGCGGGCCCCAATGCAGCCGCACCAGTGGCCGCACTTGCGACCGCTCCCAGCCCGCCACCGCCGCCCAGCAGATTGCCCGTGAACCGCGCGACGTTGCCCGGCACGGTGCCGTCACGAATGCGCTCCGCCTGCGCTATTTCCTCGTCGGTGAAGCCACTGGACTTCTTGTCACTTTTAACGATGGCATTGAAGCGCTGACGGACAGCATTACCGATGTTCTGTCCGGAATTGGCGGCCGCGGCATTTCCATGAGCCTCATCGACTTGTCCGGTGATCTGCTCGGATCGCTTGGAGGCGGCATAATTTCCTCTCGCGTCCCGCGCGATTTTGGAGAACTCGGCAGGGGATCCAGCCAGAACGCTTTCCGCAGGAGGATTCTCAATAAAGCGATCAAGCTGAGCGATGGCCTCGTTTGCTGCCTTCGCTTCGC